CCGCGTTCACGATGTCGAGCGCGTTACCGGCGTTCCTCTCCACGTTCTGAGGCCGGATTTTTTCGGCCACCCCCGGCGACGAGGCCGGGGCGAGCTACGGGCGTAAGGCGCAGTAAGTCAAAGTAAAATCAGTTGCTTTGCGTATCAGGCCGTAGCGCCTGGGGCTTTGGTGTGCGCGTGCGCCAGAGCCTCAGCCCCTACGACTAGTGAGAGGGGCTTGCCAATGTGGAATGACGAACGTGTTGAGGAACTGAAACGCTATTGGGCGGAAGGGCTTAGCGCCAGCCATATTGCCGCTAGGCTGGGAGCCGGAACGCGCAACGCGATCATCGGCAAGGTCCATCGCCTGGGGCTCAGTGGCCGCACGACGCAGACGGCCCCAACGAAGCGCCAGCGCGCCGCCATGGTCCGCAAGGACAGGCCGAATTCGGTTAAGCCGAAACCGAATTCGGTTAGCGCGAAGCCCGAGCCAGCGCCCTACGTGGCACCGCTGCCCAAGGCAGACGACGTGGCCCGCGTGGCCAGCGTGCTGGACCTAGAGGCCCAGCACTGCCGCTGGCCAGTAAGCCACGCTGGCGGCATGGGATTCTGCGGATGCCAGAAGGCCGAGGGCAAGAGCTACTGCGCCGGTCATGTTGCCCGCGCCACGGATCGCAGGCCGCCAGCGCCGAGGCCCTACTACACGCATCCGTCAGCCAAGATATTCGCCTGAACGAAAAACCCCGCCGGGTGCGATCCGGCGGGGCTCCTATTCAATACGCAAAGTCATCGAGGGGCTAACTCGATTGATCGTTTCGCATAGGAACTGACCAATGACGAGAATGATAGCTCAACGCAGTGGCCAAAATATGACGCGGAGCCATGGGAAATGAAAAACAACCCATGGTTTCGCATGTACCACGAATTCGCGACAGACCCCAAAGTGCAGATGCTTTCGGAAGCCGACCAGCGCCGGTTCGTTATGCTGCTGTGCCTCCGTTGCTGTAACGGTGATGTAACGTTACACGATGACGCAATAGCGTTTCAGCTTCGCGTTACACCAGACGAATGGGTGGCCACGAAGGCCCGTTTGATAGCCAAAAACCTCATTGGCGATGACAATAAGCCGGTAGCCTGGGAGCGCCGTCAGTATGTGTCAGACCGTTCAAATGAAAGGGTTATTCGGCACAGAGAGAAGAAGAAACGGGGATGTAACGTTACAGTAACGCCACCAGATACAGATACAGAAGAAGATACAGATACAGAAGTAAGTAAGTCCCCCCTACCCCCCGAGGGGGCTTCGGACGACATGCCGAAGCACGTCAAGCCAGTTTCCGATTGGTCGAAAGCATTCTCCGCAGAGCCAGAACACGAGACCGTCAGGATTGAAGCCGGGGCCGTTGTCCTCGTGAACGGAACCAGGGCCGAATGGCTGGCCAGGTTCGGCGGTGATGCCGAAGGGCTCGACCTCGCGCTGATCCAGGTCGCCGGTCAAATCCAGCCGAATAGCCGCTCGCATTCCATCGAACAGCAAGCAAACCGGCACCTGGCCAGGATCGTGCAGGAGCGCCGCGACCGAGATCGAAGATACCGCGACGTGGCCGCCCAAAATGCCGCCAAGGGCAACGCCAAGCCCACCAAGCGAACGCTGTCAGATGTTCTGCGTGAACAAGCCGAGGGGGTGTCAAAATGAGTTCCGTCGATACCGTCATGCTCCGAATGATCGCGATGTTTGGCGAGCCTAAAACCGAGTTCCCCGATGTGTTCCTGGCCGATTACTGCAAGGCGCTCGAAGGTTGGAATCCAGAAGTGCTCGACAAGGCCACAGACCGCGTGCAGCAGACCTGCGTTTTTTGGCCGAAGCCCGCCGAGTTTTTGGAACAGGCCCGCGCAGTCGCATCGGAGATCGAGCGCGCCAAGCCAAGACGGCCAGCGGAGCACGAGGATATCAGGATCATCAAGCGATCACCGGATGAAATTGCGATGGCGCAGGAATTGGTAGACAACTTTGCACGGTTTGTGGCCGACAATACCGTTTCCGCTCCGGTCGCCAAGACAGACTGGAAGCGCGGCCACCGAGACGGCTTCGAGGCCATGCAGCGCAACAGTCCGAACCGTGGGATGCACATGACATCGGCTGGCCTTTCCAATCTATCAAAGCGCATGAGCGGAGACGCAGAATGACCATCGCCGCATATCACGACCTCCTGGCCAACAAGAGAGTTTCGTTTGAACCGCGCGGCCTAGACAGAGTGCCGGCTCTGTCGGACAAGCTATTCCCGCATCAGCGCCATTCGACCGAGTTTGCGCTGCGCGCAGGATGCTCGGCGATGTTCCTCGACACCGGACTAGGCAAATCGTTCTGCGCGTTAGAGTGGGGCCGCGTCATCGTTGAGCACACGAACAAGCCAGTTCTGATGCTGGCACCGCTGGCCGTCGGTCCACAGCACCAGCGCGAGGCCGACAAGTTCGGCATTGGCGCGAAGTACGTACGCGAACCCGCCGAGATCAAAGGCGCAGGCATCTGGATCACGAACTACGAACGCATGGATAAGTTCGACACCTCGCAATTCGCGGGCGTCATTCTCGACGAGTCGAGCATACTCAAATCGTTCACCGGAGCGACAACACGATCACTTATGGCCGCATTTTCCGACACACCGTACCGGCTGGCGTGCACGGCAACGCCTGCGCCCAACGATCACGTCGAACTCGGCCAGCATGCAGAATTTCTAGGCGTCATGCGGACCATGGAAATGCTGGCGAGATGGTTCATCAACGACACATCGACGGCCAGCCAGGACTGGCGGCTAAAAAAACACGCGGTCAAGCCGTTCTGGGAATGGGTATCCGCATGGTCGCGGTGCGTCGCAACTCCGAGCGATATCGGGTTCAGCGATGAAGGTTTCACGCTCCCCGAAATGGTCATGCACCAGCACATCGTCGATGCAGACCGATCCACCGATCGCGGCGAAGAAAAAGACGGCCAGGCCCGACTGCTGCGCATGCCGGAAACGTCCGCCACCTCGATCCACCGCGAAAAGCGACTGACCGTCGATGCCCGCGCCGAGAAAATAGCGGCCATGGTCGCAGCCGAACCTAACGAAACATGGATCGTTTGGTGCGACACGGACTACGAGGCCGACGCATTGACGGATCGCATTCCTGACGCGATTGAGGTTCGGGGATCGATGCGTCAGGAAGTCAAGGAGGAACGGCTGATTGCGTTCTCGACTGGGAATGCGCGCGTGATCGTCACCAAGCCTTCGATTGCAGGCTTCGGGCTCAATTGGCAGCACTGCGCACGGCAGGCATTCGTCGGCCTATCGTTCTCTTACGAGAGTTTCTATCAGGCGGTGCGGCGGTCGCATCGTTTCGGCCAGACGCGCCCAGTTCATGTGCATGTGGCGATGGCCGACACAGAGAAAGCCATATGGGACGTGATCAACCGCAAGAGCGGGGATCACGACCGAATGAAACGCGAGATGAGACATGCGATGGCGAGGGCCGTGAGTACAGACAAGGCGCGCGTGCCTTATGTAGCGACACGAAACGTAACCATTCCAACTTGGCTGGGGGCATAAATGAACACGATCATCAACCAACTCGACGGCAAGTCATGGACTGCGGTTCACGGCGATTGCGTGCTCGGCATGTCGGATCTTCCCGACAACAGCGTCGGTTTCTCGGTCTATTCTCCGCCGTTCTCGGATTTGTTCGTCTACTCGGACAGTTCGGCCGACATGGGCAACTGCGCGAACGACGCGGCGTTTCAGGAACAGTATGGCCACGTCATTGCGCAGAAAATGCGCGTATTGAAGCCAGGACGATTGACCGCCGTACATTGCACAGATCTGCCGGCCAGGAAGGGAAAGGACGGCTATATCGGGCTCAAGGGGTTTTCAGACGACATCGTGCGGGCGCATCTTGAGGCAGGGTTCATCTATCATTCCCGCATCACAGTGTGGAAAGACCCCGTAGTCGAGATGCAGCGCACCAAGGCGCTCGGCCTGCTCTACAAGCAGCTGAAAAAAGACAGCGCCATGAGCCGGGCCGGCATGCCGGACTATCTGCTGGTGTTCCGCAAGCCTGGCGACAATCCCGAGCCGATCACTCACACGACAGACGACGTGCCCGTCGATCTTTGGCAGCAATGGGCGAGCCCTGTGTGGATGAACATCAACCAGACCGATGTTCTCAACGGCCGCGTGGCGCGGTGCCAGGAAGATGAGCGACACATCTGCCCGCTGCAGCTGCCGCTGATCGAGCGCGCAATTCGGCTGTGGTCAAATCCCGGTGACGTTGTTTTGTCGCCGTTTATGGGCATCGGCAGCGAGGGCTATGTGGCTTTGAAAACGGGCCGCAAGTTCATCGGGTTCGAGCTGAAAGAGAGCTATTGGCGGCAGGCCGCAAAATACATCGGAGAGGCCGAACAAGCATCGTCTGGAGGGTCTCTGCTGGATTTGATGAAGGCGACTGCGTGACGTCGGAAATAGAAGGTCGGCAAATGGCGGAGGCAGCGGAATGAACGCACAGCAGATCATCTCCCTTATCGTCTCCTGGCTCACTCAGGCTGTGTCCATTGCCCTGCTGCTGCTCATAGCGTGCGCTGTGGCGGCAAAATACGGTCTGAGGCTGCCGATGGTGCCAACGGTAGACGGCACGGCTCTAGCCTACCTTTGCGGGGCTTGGTGGTTGTGGAGGGGTGGAAAGGTATGAACGATAAAACCATCGATGAGCACAGGGACGGCGCGACGTATGATGCGGAGCGCGATTGCTTGCGGCTCAATCGGCAAGCCCGCGCGGTTTACGATCTCATGATCGACGGGAGATGGCGCACGCTGGCAGTGATTTCAGAGCGGACATGTGAGCCC